GAAGAAAGTCAGAACTGTGGGTGGGGAGCGCATGGGCGAACCAACTTTTCCCCACCCTTGCCCCATGGTCTCGGGGCCCAAGCCCGGGCGCACCTGCCCAGGGGTGGTTCTTTCAGACCACCAGCCGGTCCTTGCCATCCATGCCGGTTGGACGCCTGTTGCGGGTCAGGCTCCCCAGTTGGTTCCACGTTTCGGGCGCGTGAGCGGAACTCCAGTTCCCACGCGCCCTAGCCCTTCCACGGACGGGGTACACAACGCTACCACCGGTGCTCAGCGCCGCCTTCAGATGACAACAATGAAGTGCCCCTACGCAGCAATCCGCCTCACCACACCGGTGTCGCCTTTCCCCAATCCTGAATGGTGTGCAGGCCACAACCATAAACCGTCCGACTAGCGCCGCCACCGGGCTATGGAACACGATGCCCCGTTATCCTGAGCACCCTACGAACGGCTCTCGCATTAGCCACATCTAAAGGACAGTCACTTCTTATGCTATCTGCCCACTGGGTCGCTTTCCCCGTCTCTCAATACAGCTGACCACACCAATGCCTCTTTGCGCCTATGAACCAGGATTACAAGGTCCGGGGTACACACGGCTACCACGCACTACACGGCACTACCGAGCCGGCGCTAAACCGACACGTTGCCTTCGTGAATGTCCGCTTCCCCCTTATCCCATGACTAGGATCGTCGGCACTACACGCCTCAGCAGTTTGGTCTCAACGGTGCCTCCAGGTGCGGAACTAGGACACCCGGGTAGACTACACATACGTACACGATAGGATGGTGTTTCCGCCAGCCACAGGTACACGCAAGTCGATGTGCTTCCCTAACCATCCCCACTGCCCGCTCTACGGGCCCACCGCACGCCACGCAGGTTAACGTCACCTCCGGCCTAGTGCCATAAGATCGGTCCTACGCTCGCTTTCCCTCTGTGGGGGCCTACACGCAGCTACGTGCAAATGCACTCTGCTTCGGCCTCACCACAGCCCTTGGAAACAATGGTGTGCGCCTAAAGGCGTCGAGCACCTCCCAGGGCCCACAGAATTGGTCCGGAGACAAGACACGTTTCACGTTTACGGCTGTTGCGGGCGATATCGTTAGGGAGTAAGACCCATACACACGCCGGCTCAGCGCCGCCAGAGACTGCCCCCGCACACCTGGCCCGACGGCAGCATTGTGGCTGCACGGCGCGGTGTACGCGGACTCTACGCTATTATGCCTGATCTCCATTCCGCAACCAGGGGATCCTCTGTTTAGGGTGGAATGGTGTTGTGGTCGGATGGGGGCTGTATGCAGCAGTGTAGAAAACCCCACCGGAAACCAAGTTTGCCTCATCAATGTGTGAGACACGGATGCAGGGCTGAGGATAAGGGTACAATGCTTACGCCCAGCTAGATGTGGTGTCAGTTGAGACCGCCCGCTAAGGGTTCGTTCTAGAGACACCCACCCCACTTCCGATTTTGACGCCGGGGGAGGGCCTACGCCACTCTGCACCACCGGCTAGCCATCTTCCGAATCATTTTGTCGGTGTCCCCGCAGCACGTTGCCTCCCGCTCACTACCACCAACCGAGCTAGGGAGATAGTGATGGGCAGGTTGACCCCTAGAATCAGTGTTTCGGTAAGTTGCCGCCCGCGGTACCGCAGAACGGGCATGCGCCCACACCTTTGAACTAGGATGGATTCCCCTGTGCCCCCCATCACCGGCCCATACCTTGGTAGTAGAGTCGGTTTTTCATGGCGGCAACGCCTTTTCTAGTGGACAGGCACGGTGGCTTATGCCGCACCCCGGAACAGGCACCGTGGCGACACCACGGTCAAGGTCCTCAGAAACCCCACTCTGTGTGCAAAAGAAGGCAAGCCCTACTTGGAGCAAGTCGGCAGCGGTGGGGCAGCCTAATCCAAGGAGCCCTCCTACTTCTTCCCTAACCCTATGCCCCTTTCCTTGCAGGCCTATAAGCACACATCATGAAGAAACCTCGTAACGCCTCTCCCAAGCAGTTTGTGGAACGGAGTAGGCCGCATGCCCCGGACGCGCAGCGGGTATTCCACATCCCAGACTTGATTCCATCACGTCCGCCATGACGATCTCTGGAATCGAGTCCAACCGGATCCTGCCCTTGACTCCGGCGCTCACAATCTGCTCTGCTAGGAGCTGTTCTTCTGGATCGATCCCCCAAGCAGCCTCAAAGGATAGACGTGCCTCCACCGTGATAGGAGCCGTCCTCCGCTCAAGCCAGGCCCGTGTGTCAAACGCGCCCAGGGAATACAGGTGGCCGGAGATGCCGAGCTTCATCGGGTCCATATGCTCGACATCCCTAAGCTCCTCCAAGATAGCCGCGAAGTACGGTTGTAACACCGGAACCCCACGGTTTAGAGCGAGCTCACCCATAGCCACGGTTTTGAGCACCCGCAAACCCCCCCGAGGTTCGTGAAAGTGCACCGCGCTGCTACAGGCTCGTGCCAGTGTGCGCAATGGATTACGCACCATCTTCCAGCCCACAGAACTATGAACTGGTCGACACTGGCCGAATTCCACCTGTTCGGCCCTTGTAGCCACCGATTCGACTTTAACCTCGTGCCCCATCTCCTCGAAGATCGCGGGGAGACCGGCCAGTGCACTAGCTACCATAGCATTTGGCAAGAATATCAAGGTATTGTCACCGTCTACCATCAGGTCGAACGGCCGTATCCCTAACTCCCCGCAGGCAGCTATGGACATGGCACCCATTAGTAGGGAGTTTCCTCCGCCGGTGTTGTCATCGCCCGAGCAGCGTCCACCAACTCGGGTATACCTGACACCCTGGGGTGTGCGGCCATAGGTCTCCAGTTGCTGTGACAAAAGCCACCGAAGACGCTCGTCCTGGCCACACACCGCCATGATAGTTTTGTGCTCCGACCGGAGCATGGGCACATTGACGTGTGCGTCGAATGCGGAGGCGTCCAACCCGATAACGGCACAATCGGGTATTGACTCCATTTTGTGGAGCACAAGGGCCGCCCGCTGCTTTTCGTTCATCCCCTTCGCGATGAAGCGGGTCTTAGTAGGCACACCTGAAAGAGACAGTGGTACGCCCAGACTGTACAGCCGTTGCTCAAACGGCTTGTACCACTGGAACAGTTCAAGGTTAAACTCGGGTGCCCTGCCTTGGATCAGCCTGGGCGGTCGAGTGACCTTGTTGCTGCCGAACTTCTCACACTTAACAAACGCCCTGATCTCCGCGTCTCGGGCCGTGGAGAGTCTGTGTGTGAGAGTTTCACGTGCTGCCTCGTACCTCTTGCGCTTGCTGCCGGAATAGCAAGACACAACCTCATCGAGTGACCAGCGGCGGACTACTCCGCCCCTACGCAGGGCTGACCTCAGACGGCCCATGGCCGCCTGGAAGATCACTAGCCCGTGGGGTGTAGGGTCAGGCACTGGTGCGAGGACTCGATGTAAGACTGCCGCCGCCTCGTTGTGAAGGCACGGACGATGAACGAGTGGGTGCCACAGCCCCTCCAGATCAGGGATGTGGACTTTGTAAAGGAACCTCTTGTTCAGGCAGCCCTGGTCTGGTGGCAGGTGCACTGTAGACCCGGCTTGCAGGACAGGATCATCCCACGCACCAGGACACAGACTTTCCACCTTTCCGGGGCCGCCCTACTGTTGAGGTAGTGCATGGGCGGCCGTGTGCCGCCCAGTCCAACGTCTCCACCACAAGAATCCACTAGACCGTCTCCCTGCGATCATGCCAGCCCACGAACCTTTAGGCATGACCAGGGGCTGCCCACTTGCCAGAGCCGAAGACGACTCCAGTGTAGTAGACATGTCGGCGCCGTCCAGTACCGTTAGCCCAGCCACCTCTGGAACAGAGAGGCGGCAGGCCATTGCTACTGTACCTGGAACGAGTAGGAGGGAATCTACATCGTCCAGCTTGCGTTGCCTGCACCACTCCTTGGCAGCGACCGTAAGCTCCCGGAGGAGCACATACGTCCGCTTACGGTAGCAGGCTTTTAACGCAAGATGCGCAAACAGCTCCGGGCAAACTACGACTGGTTGGTCGTGTTCGCTATCTCCCGGAAGCACCCCGACGGCGGTGACCTTGCGTGGAGAGCCGTCGAACTCTCCTTGGACATGCGCTGCACCAAGCGCGAAAACACGATCAGGGCCTGCGCCCAGGATCCATCCAAGTGCGGTGGTTAATGCCTGGCTACCTAGGACTTCTCTAGGACCAGATTTCGCCTCCACACCTGCGCGCTTGAGAGCCGCCGCGGAGTCATGGGCTCTGTCCGGGTCATCCGCATACGCACTGGCCACCAACCACTTCACATCCATGGGGACGTTCTCCCATTCTGAGCGGTCTACCCGCCCAGCCTGGTCAATTGCCTCCATAACACGTTCAGCAGTCAGTCTGAAAGGACCAGACGCTGCGAAGCCCGCTACAGACCTCACTCCCAAGGCAGTGGTCGCCACAAGACAGCGTGCCACACCCTCAAGCAAAATGGTTCCCGGGTTTTTGCGCCGGAATCGCACTCTCTTCAGGTCTCGGCGACGGTAGACGTCCCCCCATTTCAGGGCTGCTCCATCAAAAGAACAGGAAACCACCGGCTCCTCGACTGCGTCTGGACCACAAGACGCCTCGCACAACACGCGAGAAAGGCTACCGTCTTTCCGGGTTTGCATCCCTGCAGGCACCCGGCCGCTACCCAGCCCGCCGTTGTCGGCAACGGGCTCTTGTAGGACTCTATGCTGGACCCCCTCCAGCACCTCTTGCATCCACAGCGCAGCTGAGCGTGCGTAGTACATGTCCTGTACACTCTGGTCAACATGGCTGATTAGGGCTAGCTGGTTACCTACAACCGCACTTTGGCGTGATTCGAAATAGGTGGCCAAGCGGTAACCAACCTGGTCGTAGAACGGACTCTCGTCCGCCTCCACGCCCCAGGTGGTCCACCACGCAGGCCCCTGTTCGTCCCAACGCCTCTGCACTGCTGCTGGCAACTCGATAAGCCAACCGACATCCTCCATGCCAACGTGCACCACTGGCATAACTGGCCCAACATGCCGGAGCGTGCTCAGGACCCGATCCTCAGAAAGGACCGGGAACCCAGCTACCAACGCCATGCTGCTGCTCAACTGACCCACGGCAGCCTCGGGCGGAATCTCTAGTAGCGCGTCCAACAAGAGCCACTGTGCCTCATATGTGAGGGGAGCATATATGCGCTCGACCCACTCAAATGGGGGATGGCTTGGATGCCCATCCCATGACACAGGTGTGTACGCGATTGGGGAGAGAGAGCTGACCTTGCCCAGATATCCGAACACCTTGCCGTGTTCAGGACTTGCCAGACAACCACCTCTCTCCTCCAACTCACGCGCACGGATCTCGCCGACGCCCTCGTACCAGGACTCGACCGTCACGAGCCATTCCCAGTCCTCGTCTTCCCTACAGACGAGGCCGTCCAATAGCTCTTGCCACCGTGGGGTGACTGTGGACCTGTTGGGGTCCCTCCGCCTACGCCACGTGCGTCTAGGCTTTGTGTGGGTCATTGCTTTGGATACCCACTCATCCACTTCGGCATATCGCCTTTTGAGTGCGAGCTCTCGGTAATGAGCCTCGCGCCGGTCGACGTGCTCCTGGTGCGCTGTGGACAAAATCGCCACAGTGTCCAACGTGGGGTCGCGGCTTGGACGCATAGGGTGCGCCAAAGTGCGTTCCACGTGCGTGCTAGATGGGCACGTCCAGGAGGGTATGTCAAATGCACCGGTGTTACTCGCATCGATCCACCCGGGGACACTTTTGTCTGAGCGCCTGTCCCTTAGCGCGAAACTGAGCAATGCTGCAGTAACCTGTTTAAACGTGCTGTTGCTGGTCAGGCAAGCCAACACGGGCGCACACAGTATGGAACCCACAGACCGCGCCACTGGGTCTGCTGGATATGGCGCACATCGTACAATGCCCCTGAGCCGCGCCACTGGGCTCGTCGGCCATGTTCCCGTCCATCCGGGATGTCGGAGAGATGAGCTTGTCACCAGTTGCTCAGACTGTGGAACCCAGCCGCACCTCTGGCATACCGTTAGAAGGCCGAGTTCGCGGACCTCCTACGCACCTAGGATTTGGCTGCCCAAACCTGCGTCTCCGAGCTGGTCTTAATTTAACCTAACGGGGTTTTAGCGTGTTACCCCGACGGCGATGCGGTCTCTCCCGCAAGTCACACTGGCTTATACGGTCCGTCATGACCCTGCCGTTAACTGCCGAACCTGACGTAGTTGGGCATACCAGACAGTTACTTTCAACCGCTTCACCTGTGTGGTGGGTCGTACAGTGCCCACATATGCCGAGTCCCTCCCCCACAGTTCCGCAACAGGTGTGTCAGACTTCATATTCCACTCCGGGACGGAGCTTTTATCAGTGGTACCACAATCCTTAGCATCATACGCTGTAGGGCTCGGTTGCACTCGCGCACCCCCAGGACCACCCCCGGTTCGTGCCAGTGCCAATAAAGC